GACGAAAGGAAGGAATTGCTTACAAAATTGATTACAGGCGAAATAAAGGCAAAGAGGCCGTTTGTAATTGGCGGTAAAATAATGGAATATCCGGAAGAACCAACGCACCGGGATCGTATTTCAGCCATCGCCGAATTAAACAAGATGGACGGATCTTATGCCCCATTACCAAAACAACAGGTAGACGTTAAACATAACGGAGATATAAATATAATATTCAAGAAGGATGAAGGCTGCGAAATATTGAATGGATAAAATAATTTCATATACGCCGGTATTTGAAGCCAATAAAAAAGCCTACGAAAGCGGGCAATTCCGTGTCATAGCAAACCAGGGTAGCACAAGATCATCAAAGACATACTCACTTTGTCAGCTGATACCGGTAATAGCCCTGTCTGAAAAAAAGGAAATTACCGTTTGTTCCCCATCATTACCCCATCTTAAACGTGGCGCACGTAAAGACTTTTTAGATATCCTGAAAGAGTGGGGCGTTTACAACGAAAACGATTTTAATAAGACAGATAATATTTACCGTTTCCCTAAGACGGGCAGTTATGTTGAGTTTTTCGGAGCGGATGAAACAGCTAAGTTAAGAGGGCCGGGGCGCGATATTCTGTATATTAACGAGGCAAACCTATTGCCGTTTGAATCTTATCTACAACTATCCCTCAGAACAAAGGATGTGGTTTTTATTGATTTTAACCCGGCTGATGAGTATTCATGGGTGTATGACGTATCGGATGCGCAAGGCAATAAACTAATCCACTCCACCTACAAAAATAACCTGTCAAACCTCACCAAATCACAGATTGACGAAATAGAATCATTGCAGAACGCCGATGAGAATCTATGGAAGGTGTACGGGCTCGGGCTGCGTGGTACGTCATCCGAAACGATATACACCCATTGGAAGCAAATCGAATCATTCCCTCAGTGTAGTGATATTTGTTTTGGCCTTGACTTTGGTTTTAATCACCCTACAGCGCTTGTTAAAGTTGGTTTCCTTGATGGGGCCTGTTACGTGGATGAGCAGTTATACGAAAGCAAATTAACTAATGATGACCTGGCTTACCTTATTAAAACAATGGGTATTACTCGTTCAACTGAGATATTCGCAGAAACGGCCAGGCCGGAGGCAATCGAGGAAATAAGGCGCGCCGGGTTAAATATCAAGCCTGCTGACAAGTCTGTAATTGACGGTATAAACATGGTAAAATCCATGCCGCTATACATCACATCAAGATCAACCAATATCCTAAAAGAAATAAAGTCTTATAAGTGGAAAATAGATAAAGATAGCCGCGTTCTCGATGAACCTGTAAAGTTCAACGATGATGCAATGGACGCCATGCGGTACGCTATTTACACAAGACTTTTCAAACCAAAACGTAAATTACAATGGGCCTAAAACAAATGCTATTCGGCAACCTGATTGATAAGCAGGTTCAGTCAGGCGTGCAGAAAGCTATGAGCGCATTATCCGCTATGCAGGGTTTAAATATACTGAGCACGCCCGTTTACGGCGCAGGTAGCCAACTGGAAAATATAACCAAAGGACTATTGGGATCTGATGATGTTTATTCCATTGTCCGCAGGATAGCAAAGACAGCCGCCGGGATACCATTACTTGTTTATAAGATAAAGGATGAGGGCGCATTAAAAGATTACGATTACATGTCTAAGCAACACAATTTTACCACCCGCTCAGTAGTTCAAAAGCAAGTGTTAAAAACCAAAGCGCTTGAATTGGTTGACGCTGGCAATCCGCTACATCAGATACTTGACAATCCAAATCCGCTTTATACTGCATCTGAATTTAAGGAAGGCGTTTATATGTTTCGTCTCATTACCGGTAATACATACATATACGCCCCATTGCTTGAATTAGGGCCGTCCGCTGGTCAGCCTGGTGAAATGTGGCTGCTGCCATCACAGTACACCATGCCAAAGGTCAAACAAACATGGCCTAAAGAGGTAACCGGATACGTTCTCAATCTTGGCCGTCCAATGGATTTAGCCGCCGAAGATGTAATTCATATCAGGTATTTCAATCCAAACTTTACGCTGTCAGGCGATGAATTAGTGGGCTTATCTCCACTCCGGGCCGGTAGCAAGGTATTGGCCAGGCAATTATCGGAAACCGATTATATGGTTAATAGTTTTCAGAACAGCGGCATCAGTGGCATGATGGCGGTGGAAGATGCGGATAATATGGATAGCCCCGACTTCGGCAAAATGAAATCAGATTTCTATGCCGAGGCGTCCGGTACACACAATGCCCGGAAAATACTATTCACCGGCGGTAAATGGAAGTATCATCAAATTGGCCTCAGCCCGGTTGACATGGACGTGCTCGCCTCGGAGGTGCGTACGTTTAAAAAGCTGTGTAATTTATACGGTATTTCTGATATCCTTTTTAACAATAGCGACGCGTCTACTGAAAGCAATGTTATTCAAATGGTAAAGCAGCTATACACCAACGCTGCCCTGCCTGAAGTGTACGCTTACCGTGATGCAATTAATTCAAGAATTACCCCATCATTTAACAGTAAAGGCGTTAAATATTTTGTAGATTGCGACATATCCGGCATAGCTGAATTACAGGAGGACATGAAGAAAATGGCGGACATTTACGCTACGCTGCCGGTGATGAATCCCAGCCTGATAAGTGAGGCGTTTGGTTACGGTAAATCAACCGATCCGAATATGGATAAATGGTATATCAAAACAGGATATACAGACCTTGAAAGTTTAAACGCCGTTGATCCCTTACCCGTTGTTACGCCGAATGGAAATTAATAAACGCCTACAGGACGCCATCAAACGGGCAATACCAAAGATTACCAATTGCCGTATTGATGAACAAAAGGCGGAGCATCGCCGGGAAAAGTTATTAAACGAAATAATATCAATTTGTCAATTACCGAACTCGATACAGGATACCAGCGAGAGCCGACCGACTGCCGGGAGTGCGTCGAATGTGGAAGCATGATAGTATCAGATATGTACCGGTTGATAGTTGATATTGGTGATGAAAGGATAGTAGCTGAAAAGTTTATTTACTGCGAATCGTGCTATTTAGAAATGATAAAAACATGAACATGAAAAGAAAAAAGATTGCAACGCTGTTGGCAATATTTGGGTTTATGACAATCGCATCAGCATTTATGCCATTCTCTGAAATTGTTGATAAATGGATATGCCTTGCCGTTTATGTGCCGTCGGCAGTATTAACTGTTATTTTTTCTATTATACTACAAGCGCATGATCACAGGGAAGCGGACAAGGGAAGGAGAGAAATTCAGGAGGCTAATTTTAAGGCATGGAAGGATTTTAATGAACAGAAATATTGTCGTACAATATCGAAATGACACCCGAAGAAAAAAACCAATATCTAATCACCTTTAATAAATTCCAGCAGGCACGGGAGCGGGAATTTGCGCCAAAGATATTCAAGGCACTTAATTCACAGGTCAAAGAAGCCATCCACTACATCAAGGCCGGGGTACGCAACCCTACATTATACATTTCATCAAATGCCATCGTAAACACACTCAGGCCGCTATATTTGGACGCTGGTGTTACCTACGGCGCAAAGGTCAGGGCAAGTATCATAAAGCAAAAGGCGAGGATGCCAATAGGCTTTAACCAGCGCATGATTGATTTAATGAACGCTTACTTCATGACTGATATCCTGAATACCAGCGAGGGCATAACGGAGGTAACGCGGGAATTAATACAGAACGTACTCAGTCAGGCGGTGCAGGACGGGCAAGGCATTGATTGGATCGTATCACAGCTACAAAATACAGAGGTTAGCCGGATGCGTGCCCGGATGATCGCCAGGACGGAAACGGTAACCGCCGCCAATCAGGGCGCTATCTTCGCAGCGCAGGATACAGGGCTTACATTGAATAAGGAATGGCTTGCGACAAATGATAACCGTACAAGGAACACGCACCGTTATGTTAACGGCCAAAAGATAGGCATGGATGATTATTTTTCATTGACAGACGGCGTTAAGATGGCGCAGCCTGGCGCACGCACGCAGGAGAACGGACTGCCAACGCCAGCAAAGGATACGATTAACTGCCGGTGTACGGTAGTGTTTGAGCCGATACGGGATAGAAACGGGAGGTTGGTATAACATTTTTTACAGTTGGTTTTTCATAGGTATT